CTGACTGCATTAATGACGTAGGTAAATACACAGTCGCCACTAATGAATGATTGGTTTCAGGCATCACAAAGGCTTGTAAATCGTCACCATGGCCGTGATAACCTTCACTCGAAATCATGCGGTTAATAGTTGAAATATAACTGTTTGAAGGTGCATCCAGTTCAAACAACACATAAGCATTGGCTGTTCCCGCACCTCTTGGCGCTTCATGTTCAAACCAAATCATGTCGGTTGAAACACCCGCAAAATTAGCAATCAAAAAGCGGTAAACACCATCAGTGTGATAATGGCTTAAGGTGTTAAACGCATTACGAATACGCAGGCGATAATCTTCAATATTTTCTAAATCCGCGCCGACTGTATCAATCCAATTATCTTGGTTAGTAACCGTTAAACCATCAATTGAACAGTTACGGTAATAGCCTGTTTCTAAGTTATACGCCCCGCCCTCGGCCACCGCATTTACAGCCACATTTAGGCTAGCAACACCGACTTTAAAGGTGGCATCTGTAAGGGTTAGCAATTCATAAACCGTATTATTAATAGGATCGGTACTGATCAGGGTTCCCGCAGGTATCAGCAATTCAGCCGAACTATCAAGGCGTTCAAACAAGACACGACCCACCAAGGTTTGAGCTTGTTTACGTTCCACGCCGTAACTATCACCCCATAAAGCAATGAAGCTTTCACCCACGGTTTTTAGGAAGAATTGCGGCATGATGTTTTGAATCAAACTATCAATGAGCCATTTAGCCGGCTTAGTGGCGATGGATGAAATCAAACGCCAAAACGGGCTATAAGTAGAATCATTATTAATGCTAGAACCCGAATCAGTCAGCGAGGTTTTAAACTGTTCGGTAATTTCAGTTTCAGTAGTGGGTACACCGCTGTCTTTTAAGACGCTTTCGAAGTCGCTCATAGTGACACCTCAATTGCGTCATTATCTAAGGTTCTAGCCGTACACGTTAAGTTTTCGCCCTCCATAGACACCGCAGCCGTGCCGGGATAAATACGTGCATCATTCTCAATCTCTATTTCAATTCGTGTGCATAACGTGGCGATGTTCACACCATTACGTTCACCCACCATAGAGAAGGCATAACCCTTTTCACGAATCATGTGTTTAAGGTCTTGAGCAATACAATTAGATTCCGTTGAAAGCGCAGGCTCACCCATATTGCTTAAAACAAAATCATCATTTTCAATGCGTATATCGATAGTATTCATCAGCCCACCTGCATTTCCATTTCATGGGCCAGTTCATCACCGCGCATCGGTTGGCCTTGGTTATTTACTTCAATTTTTTCAATGTGAGTACTCTTAGAAGAACCGCCAAACAGGTTACTAATGGTTTGAAATAAACCGCCTTCGCTTTCTGTTTGCGTGGATTCGCTACCAGGCAAAGTCACCACACTATTCATGCTGCTTTGTTCGCTTTCAATCTTCTGTTTCACTTCGGTGGTACTGTCTAAATCAATGCCGGGTATCCAGCTTAATTTCTCTTTCATTGAGCTAATTGAATCATCTAAAAACGAAAAAGGATTAAGGTCTGATAACCAGTTAGTAAAGCCGCCCCACCATGCTTTCAGTGGTTCAAAAATATCGGTACTTATCTCCCATGTTGGCAACAAGGTTAAGCCTGTAAACCAAACGCTAAACTCACCCCACCATTGCGGGATCAGTTCAAATATATCGGTACTGATATCCCAATCGGGTAATAAGGTTAAGCCAGAAAACCAAGCGCTAAAGTCAGTCCACCACAGTGTTAAAGGCTCAAAGATTTCTAAACTAATCTCCCAATTGGGTAATAGCGTTAAGCCAGTAAACCAAGCGCTAAAGTCAGACCACCAAAGTGCTAAAGGCTCAAAAATATTTAAACTAATATCCCAGTTTGGCAATAAAGATAAGCCAGCAAACCAAGCGGAAAAGTCAGACCACAACAGTGTTAAAGGCTCAAATATATCTGTACCTATATCCCAGCTTGGCAATAGGGTTAGGCCCGCAAACCAAGCGCTAAAATCAGACCACCAAAGTGTCAAAGGCTCAAAAACATCTGTGCCTATATTCCAACTAGGTAAGAGTGTTAACCCTGAAAACCAAGCACTAAAACCAGACCACCACTGACTAATCAAATCGAAAGTATCAATCAAGTTTTCAACAGCTAAAATTGCGCCATAGATAGGGAAAAAGACAACTTTCATCCATTCATTATTTTCAAATACATTTTTAAGGCCCGACCAACCAGAAGAGATGGCACCTAACACCCACTCAACACCCAGACCAACCCCTTTAAACGTATTAACAATAGAATCAACAATCAGTGTAACGACACCAACTAAGCCGCCAACAATCGACAATAACCCCTGTTTTAAAAGGGCTAACCAATCAATATTTGATAACCCGCTTGATAAGCTTTCCCACAATTTAGGCAGAGCATTAAAAAATCCTTTTATGGCATCCCATGCTTGAGACAAACCACTCACAACCCATTTAGAAAAACGCCCAATAGCTGCGGTGATATCATCCCAATACACAACCAAAGCAACCAAACTTGCACCAAGGGCATATAATCCAATAATGATCCACACCAATGGGTTTGCTAACAACGCCGCAGTAAAAGACCAAACCGCAGGCAATGAAGATAAGAAACCTGCTTTCATGACCATAAAGAATGCTGAAACAGCAGGGCCATAAAGCACAAAGGCAAGTAAGGCGGTTCGCATCAACCAAAGTGAGGCGGTGTAGGCCATCATCACGGCTCTTGCAGCCCAAACAACGGGCCTAATAATCAAGAAGCGCATGGTCAATCCAACACCTGCAAACTGAACCAATCCAATAGCAATTGTCATTAATCCCGCCACGGCAATTAAGCCCATGAAGGCAGTCGCTCCCAAGCCAATGGCTTTGGTTAAATGCGGGTATTTATCTGTCCATTCAACAATCACTAAACTCACTTGCGTCATGGCATCCACAAAAGGGTTAATCGCAGGCAACGCCTTTTGCCAAACTGCAATAGACACCGCTTGAATACCTGAACCCAAACGCGCCCAAGGGTCTTGCATTTGTTCCGCCATCCAAATGGCTTTTTCCATGCCTTTTACTTTGCCTAGCTTGTTAATATCACCCGTTAATTTACCGATATCAGCCGACATTAATTGGATGAAGGAAACCGCTTCATCAGAGCCAAACGCATCCGATAAAAGGTTTTGAGTTTCTAAGGCGCCCAAACCATTGGTTTGCGTTTTGATCTTGTCGAGTATTTCGACCACGGGTAATAAGGCCCCGCTCTGATCTGTAAATTTCAAATCTAGTTTTTCTTGCGCATTACCTAAGCTACCCAAAAAAGCGCCGTACTTGGTACCCGCTTCTGATCCACTCATAGTGGATTGCAAAGTACCTAATACACCCATTTGTTCAGATAGCTTAATGCCCATGGATTGTGCATCTGCACCAATGGATTCAAACGCCGCTGACATTTCCGGCCCCGTGGTTTTAAACATCTGCACCGCCGTGGCGGTTTGGCCTGCAAGCATTTCAACCCACGTCCCTTTACCCATTTCATTGGCTTGGTTTTTAAAAATGCCGTACATGGAACCAAAGTAACTTGTTATGTCTGATACATTCGCTTTGGTGGCTTTGGCCAAGGTACCCGCAGCAGTGGTAAAGCGTGGCAAATCGTTATCGACTAAACCATCAATGGCACTCTGAATATCATAAGCAGAGCGCACATAATTCGAGGCCTGATCACCAAATTGAATGGAGTATTTAAGACCTTCTTGATTAAGAGATGCGAGGGTACTTTCTGCCACTTCAAGGGAACGCACCTCCCCCAATGCCTGATTCATATCGTTGGCAGGGTTAATGGTTGTTGCAAATGCAGCACTGGCAGAAATTAAGGCAGTAACACCCGCAGCCGTATTCATAAAAGCGCGTCGTGAATGCGTTGTCACTTGGTCAACCGTTCGCTGGATACCACGTAAAGGCCCAGTGATTCGGTCTAATAAACCGACAGTTAACATTAATCTATCAAGTGAACGCATATCATTTCCCTGAAAAGGCTTTGGCTATGCCATTAGCAATAGCGGCGGTCGTTCTGTCTAAATCTCGCTCTTCTAACCAGAGCGCACTACCTAGATTTTCTGGCCCGTCATCATCATGAGGGAGCCAACGTTTTCTTAGCGTTACGAGCTGCTCGAAACTGTTTCTCTCGATGTAGTCTCGGTGCGCTTGCGCGGCTTTACAACAGCGGGTAAATCACTGCTAAATTCATCAGATACTATGCCCACAACATCCATCACCAACTTGGCTTTAGGTTGTGATTCATCATTGAGTAATAAGGTTTTAAGCGCAGCATGTTGCTCACTTTTCACCGTGTCAGATAACAATTGATAAGCTGGGGTTACCGTTTGGCCCTTGGCCATAGAGTCCACAAACTTGTTGTAAGCCTTGTCTGTTACCTTAAATTCAAAATCCATTTCACCTATGGTAACTTCAATTAACTGCGCCATTTTCATTCCCCTTTCATTTGTTTTTGAGCCAATTTAAGATGCTCACGTTTAAACCAAACATTTGTTAAAAAAGTAGCAAGACCGATAACCAAACCACCGATTGCCACCCATTCATTGATTGAATAACCCATAATTGCGCCCGTAAAAGACGCACCGTAGGCAGTCGCAACCGTGGATTTCTCCATGTCTAATCCTTAATCATTTTCGCTAAGTCTTTTAAAATAGCCTTAGCCGCTTTTTCCATTTTCTCTGGGTTGTTATTCAACCCACCTTCAAGTAATAAAACGGCATTATCATCCACCATGGTTTTACTCGCTTTGGCCGCTAACTTGGCCAGCCAGATACCAAAGGTTTTAGTTAATAAGGAAGTACCCACATTTTTCAAAACACCCAATAGAATGACACTCATGAAAAAGCCCTCTTTCTCCAACCATTAATAAAAATGACCTGACTCTTGTCATTCGCAACAATTGAGCGGTAAACATTCCAAGCCTGATATTTGATACACACCAAAAATTGATCTGTATTTAATGCATTCATTGCATCAAAACTTTTTGACCCTAAAACACCGTCTTCTACTAAAGCAGCACCTAAATCGTTCGCGGCTTTTTGGGCTATTCGAGCGGCTGTTTTACCTCGCATATTCACGAAGAAATTCATTAGTTTTATAGCAACACCTTGATGTTCAATTTCATCCAGTCGGTAATGAGCCCAAAAATGTTTCTTATAAAAACGTTCAGCATCTAACTTTGATAATTGATAGATATCCTCTTTAGTCACATGGCCATCGTTATTTAGATCACCTTCAAGATCAGGAAGCGACTTAATAAACCGAAGCGAAATACCAAAGGCAGTCTCACCACCACGATCAACTTTATGGTTCGATAACCCCCCTTCATG